GCCCCGAATATTCTGGATCTGTCCGAAGCCCCGTGGGACTTCGGCTTCTGTCCGCCGTATCTTCGCCAGACGGGAACCAATGTTGGAATTCGCATTCGTCGCGTCATTGTTGCCATTCGCGCACCACAGCCCGGCATTCGAGCCGTTGTTCCAATTGCCGCCGAGTATGAGCACCCGCGTAATAAGCCTGCGCCCTTTATTTATTTATTTCTGACTCTTGATCCAGCCGCCGATCATTCGGCCCACCTCGTTGACGTGGCTTGACCAGGTCAAGTATCTTTTTGGCGTTATGTAGTGGAGAGAAAGGCTTTTCCTGATCAGCGCTCGGAGAACCTCGATTTCTGTATCCAGATCATGGAGAGTTGTTTTTTTGTGGTATTTTTTCCACGCAACAACACACAGTCGGTGCGCATCGGCTATACTCCTGCGGATGTCTGCACACAGAAGATGTCTCTCTTTTTTCGGGAAATTCGCAAGGACCAGGTGGGTGTAAGCGTCAAGGCTTTCGATTTTTGCCAAAAGCTTCCCATAAGGCCCCGTTTGGTCCGGGCTATCGCCCGTCCCGTCATGACTCATATCGCTCATAACTCATCACACTTTCGCCAGACGGGAACCAAAGAGGGAATGCGCATACGTCGCGTCAATGCTGCCAAGCGCGCACCACAGCCCGGGAAGCGAGCCGTAGGCCCAGGGGCCGCCGAGTAGGAGCACCCGCGCTGTGCCAGTCGTAAAATAGTGACCGTCTTGGCATGTGGCTCCCGCCAAAGCTGCTTGATTTGCAGCCGCCAAAAAGCCATGGCCAAGATCAAAGCCTGTTCCTGCACCCGTTGCGAAGGTCTTAGGATAACGCCATGCGGCTGCAAGATTGGGGATGGTATGCCCGGTGTCGATCAACTGCTGATTGCTGCCCCACACCCACACCCGGCCTGCCTCGATCTGCATGCCCACCGCCCACCGCCACACGTTGCCCCATAGGCCGATTATGCCTCTGTATGCGGCCTGGGCTACATCGGGAGCGTCAACGAGTGCTGCACTGGATGTATCGACACGGCCTCGGCCTGTTTTCGCCTGGGAGTCCATGGTGGCGTTTTCTAACAGGTATAAAAATTGGATGGCTGAGTTTTGGTGATAACTATTTTGCATAAACCCTGTCACGCCGCCCACGTTCCGGGCCTCAGCGTCTGCGGAAAACTGTACGATGGTACGACTAACTGCTGGCATAACGCCGGGGAGAGACTGGAGCTTGCCGCCGGATAAAGAGGCCGCGTATTTGCCGAACCAAAACTGATTGAGCGGATTGCCCCCCCACCAGAACGCAGAGTGCCGTGTCAGCCCGAGTTGTTCTGTGGCCGATAAGCGCCACACTGGTTTCCCGGCAAAAAGTCCAGTTGGTACAGGCTGGACAGCGCAAAATGCATTGGGGATTCGAACCATGTGCTGTTCGTCGATGATCACATCTTCAATCTGCCCCCAGACCGGGTGATTATCAAAAAACTCTTTGGATGGCGGATCTATCTCGTTAAAACCATTATCAACATACCGCCAGTCGCCACCCGAAACCTCCGAGTTTGCCAGTACCAGGTTGACGGGGTCTGAGCTGTTAAATCTCCCCGTGGGCCAGTACATTCCGTTCCAGAGAGGTCTTCCGTCTGCTGTTTCACCGAGTTTCCCAAGTATTGAAGGTAGATCCGTAATTATGTGGCTGTGGACTGTTGGTGCCCGTGCGTCTGACAATCTGGGGTCATTGTTGGCAACCGCACCAATGGCCGCAGGCGTGACTGGGTCTCCGCCACCCGATCCGTGCGAAGCTGCGTGTAGTGTTGGATTCCTTGCGTTTGATAGCCGGGGATCATTGCTGGCTACAATGCCGCCATGGGCCGCCGTGGTCTGCTCTGTGTGTGCCGTGAGGTTGCTCTGCACCCCTGCAGCCGCCCCTTTTGTGTCATATGCGGCATCATGGTTATGCCCTGCGGCAGCAGCACCGATAGCCACAGGGGTGATGGCATCTCCCTGTCCTGCGGCATGGCTGGCGGCATGATTGGTGGGTGTTCTGGCGTTGCTTAGTCTTGGGTCTGTGCTGGCGACGATGCCGCCATGGGCATCGTCGCCTTGCCCGCTGTGGCTGTCGATGTCTCCCTGGGCCGTAACCGCCGCAGCATGGGCCACTCTGACGCTATTGGCCGATGCAGCCAAATCCGGCCTGTCGCTATCTACCGTATCGACAATCCGCACGGGGTCCAGGCCGAGGACGGCGTCAAGGGGCACCTGATTTAAAAACGCTCCCGTGGTTCTTATCTGATATACGACAGCCACCGGGTAAAATGCGGGATCATCAGATAGAGTATAGCTCCCGTCTGCACCGAGGACACCAGTGACAATATCACCAGCCACGTTTTCAGCCGCTTCTGCCTGGGGCTGGCCCTCCGCATCGACGGTGACGATGATGCAGTCCTGCCCCCATGAGTATTGCTCCCGCGCGATGACCGCCCCGGCTGGGACTGCGACTGACCCCGTCCTGGTTCCAACAACTGCGAAAATTTCGATTTCATACGGTGTGTTCTCCAGCGTTTCAATGCGGGCGGACTGGCCCGCTATTTCGTCGACCGTCAGGCCGGAATCGACAGCCCTGGCGCCGTCGGCCATCAAGAGAGCCCCGTCCGGAGCCTCAACCTTGCCAGCTGAATCGCGCCTGTAAATAATATTGCCTGTGATGCTCATGTCATTACCTCAAGCGTCCCAGGGCCCGCGGCCTGTATGCCGGATACCGGGCAGACATATGCCCACTGCACCGGGTTGGAGGCCACGCCGTCCACGACACCGTCCGCCTGGACAGGCAGCCAGCGCCCAGCCCCCGCCCGGATATCTGCATCCGGGGAAACGGAGTCCTGCACCGTCATTGTCTGCCCCTCATCCGGCCAGACACGCACAACCACATCGCGACCTATGGGCGGGGCTGGGATGTGGATGGTCTCGGTTTCTCCGGCCTCTATGCGGACAGAGACGGAGTATCCGGGATAGGCGCAGCCGTCCCGCAGTGTCATGGTTTTCATGTCGTCTCCTCAAGCATACGGGTTGTTTCGCGATGTGCGATACCGAATCTCGGCGGACAGGGTGACGGTCAGAGCAGCCTCGCCCTGACCCCACTCCGGCCAGTCCTCCACCCCGCCGCTTTTATAAAGGATGTCGTCTGCCAGATCGCAGACCCCGGCGAGCACATCCAGCACCGTCCTGAGATCCGCCAGTACGCCCTCTGCCATAGCAGACAGGGCCGTCTCCTGGATGGTGGGATCTGAGTCCAGCACATAGCGCAGCCCGGCCCGGAGAGTGACGGGGAGGGTGATGCTGTCCTCGCCATACGCCGTGCGCTCGGCAGCCTCTGTGCCTGGGGAAATCCACAGGGCCGGAAGTTGATCGAGTGTGCGCTTGCCGTCTGCCAGGACGATGTTGGCCCCGATATCGGAGCTGTATCCCTCAGCGGTGCGGATCTGGGAGCATACCGCCCGGAGGTCATCGAGAATTTTGTGTCGGATAGATTGGGTCATATCTTTACTCCGGCTAAGATGAGGCCCACCTGCCGATCCAGTTCGGCCTCAGCCGCCTCAGCGGCTCTCCTTAGCACCTCATCCATGCGTTCCTGGTTTCCCAGGATGTCTGGGGCTGTGGATGACCAGATCCCTTTGATCTTCTCGTCGTTAGGATTTCCTGGTCGGGGTTTGGCCCTGCGCTCTCCAGTCCTGACCCAGATATTCCCGTGTCCGGATGACATCAGCGCCATGAAGGCGCTCTTAAAATGCTTGCGCTTGTGGGCGTGCTTAAACTGAAACGAATAGCCACGTTTCAATTTTTTACCGCCATAATGCATCCCTGGTGTCTGATTTTTTATTTTCCAGGGCTTGGTTTTGTCGTAGGCCGGAACCCCTCTGTGATCTCGGGACTCCAGCCAGCAGCGTGGATCCGCATAACTGGCCTTTCGCTCCGTCATCGTTGCGCGGATGGCCGTTTTGGTGAGGTTAACCTCTTTGGCAATCTCTTCCACAGCAATGGTCTTGGCTTTGGCAAGGCCCTCATTGATGGCCCTCACCGATGCTTTGGCGTAGCCTTTTTTTACATCGGCCAGAGCTTCCCGGACGGCTGCAAGCCCCTTGATTTCGACCCGGTTTATCACGCCGACCTCACAAGCCCAATGGTCCGCGTCGCGTGACCCTCATTGAGCACCCGCGTGGTGCGGTACCACACCCCGTCAATCTGCACCGGCGACCCCTCTACGTGCATGGGCACGGATGCCCGAGCGACCGTGATTTCCGCATCCCAGGCCACAACTCCCGTGACCCGCTCCACCTCCGTCGGCACCCTCACCCTGGCCCGGAGATTCTGGGCCGCGTAGCGGATGTCCTCAGCACCCTCGCGGGTGTTGAGGACGGTGCGATCCACATCTCTCGCAATCTGATCGCTCCATGTCCCCATATCACCGGCCTCCCATTTTTTTTCGGATGGCAGACCCGAGTTTCCGGCCCAGCCGAAATACCAGCCCCGCCACGGAGCCGTCCGGCAGGCGACTTTCCCCGATGACGTCCGAGGCCAGCCCATAGCCCAGCCCGATGACAGCCAGGGCAATAAGAGTTCCGGGTTCCAGTGCCACTATGTCCATGCTCCCTCCCTGGAAAGCCGAAAGGCTTCCTTAAAATATCCGTTCCAGGTTTCCGGCCTTGGGTCTCCGGGTCTCCATGCCGAAAGGTACTGGCGCCACCCTTTTTCCGGCTCATCCGGACCCGGCAAAGGCTCCGGGATAGTCCAGAGCAAGAGCCGCGCATAGCAACAGGCCAGGGCATCGTTATGCTCAATCGCGGCATGGCTTTCCTCCACGCTCACGCCGTAGCGCAGCCTCACCAGGATCCGACGGATAATGATGGCGGTGGCGTGATGGTTCAGCACTCCAGCGACACCCGCCTTTTCAAACTGCCAGAAACCACGCGCGGGGCCCCGGATCTGACGGCGATGCATAAAGCGGGATTCCTGCATGCCAATGGCGTGGAGCATGCCCATGGCCGCAGGGCTTTGCATGGCTTCTGGAAGCAGGGCAAAGCCTGCGCTCATAAAAGGATGCATCACTTTCCCCTTTCTGCCACGGCCCGCAGCACTCTCTTTTCCAGAAGCCCCAGAATCTGGGCAGAGGAATACCCGCTTACGCCGCAGATGGCGGCCCGACAGTTAGCGGAAACGGCCTCGGCATCGGCAATGAGAAGAAAAACAAGGATGCCCACGAAGGCACTCATGAGCAGCCCGCCGAAAAGCCAGCACCATGAAAATGATTTGGGATTCTGTATCATCCTCACCACCCCTCCCAGCATGGCCAGTAGGACGGCGGGTGCGATCTCCAGGCCCAAACGAAACATCTCGTCGATAATACGCACACCGCCTCCTGCTGTGTCGGTTGCCCGACAGAATGGGTTATGCGCCGAGCAGCACCTCGACAGTGGCCGTGGCTCCGGAAGCCACAGGCTGAAGCACCGCGCCAAAAGCCGGATCAGAAGTCTTGAGGGTGAGGAGGCTGTCTGCACCGAGATAGACACGGGCTCCTGCTGTCACGGCGGCATTGTCCGTGCCGTCGTGGCCTTTGACGCTGAGGCGATAAACGCCTTTCAGCCGCACGGCTCCGAGGGCGTTGTGGGCAATATCCGTGGATGCCACCGCAGGGATGACACCAATCATTAAAGGCTGGCCGGAGACAAGCCCCCCTGCGGGGCCGGTAATGGTGACAGATTCGCCTGTATTTACATAGTTTTTCATGGAGTTGCTCCTTCTCCCTTAAAAGGGGTCAGACCCCTTTTAAGATATGTTTTTTAAAGGGGTCTGACCCCTTTTAAGGAATTATGCTCCGGCGTTTTTCAGCAGGCCGCGCCAGTCCACAGGAGCGGCGGCAGCATCGATGCGGACTTTGTACTCCACCCCATCGCGGTTCCAGCCCTGCCGGGATTCCATGTAAGGCGCTGTTTTCCCGCCCAGGAAAAAGACCTTGACGGTCTTGCCTTTGAGAGCGCCGAGATACCAAGCTGTGGCGGAGTCGTCGTCAAGCCTCGGCTCATAGATGCGGGTCAGGGCGTTGCCTGCATAGATGTTGACCTGCATTTCTGCGCCCAATTTATCCGACTTGAAAAACTCCTCCGTGGTGCCCATGAGGGATACCGGAGCCAACAAGTACTGGGGCCGGATATTGAGGCGTTTCAGGCCCCGCATGTCTTTCTGGAGGCCCATTTTTTTGTAGGCATCGGTCAGAGCAGCGATACCGATGGCACCGGTGACACCGATGTTTCCGTGATCCGCGTGAAACAGGGCCTTGCCGTCGCCCATTTTCCCGTTTGAGATGAGCACGGCATAGGGCAGATCCCCGATTTTGCGGGCAGCAGCCTCGCCCATGAGGCGGGGGATGTCTGTCATGGCCCCGAGGTCGTCGTTGATGATGGCCTGGCGGGTGATGCTGAACATTTTTCCGTATGTGGCCAGCTTAACGGACTCCTTGTGCTCATCCACGGAACCGTGTTTGTATTCGCCGTCCTCGGGAATTTCATCGAGATTGTCAAACTCGGAGATACGACCAAACTCGTGGATTTTAAAATCATCCATCCGGCCCGTGGCGCACCACTGGCTCCATGTTTCGTTGGCTCCTTCCCATCCCGCCTGCAGGCTGCGCCTTGCGGTGCTGCCTAAAATAAAGGGGAGATCCGATGTGGACATGGCACGGCCCACCATCTCCATTGCATCACCGGGGATGCGGCGGTCTCCGGAGCGGATCAGGGCCTCGCGGGCCAGCTCCCTCAGGGTGTAACCCACCAGGGATTCCGCCCCAGCCGCAGGAGCCTCGACCGTGTACCCGCAGCGGAGGGCAAGGCCGTCCAGGGCCGCAGCCCGGAACTTGTCCCGCTCGTTAACCGTTTCAGTGGCAGGGGCTCCTGCAGCAGGGGCCGCAGACGGAGCCGCCGCACGGGTGGATGCGATGCGATCCAGCACCGCAGCGCGGGCCGCCTCGATGGGGGTGCCCGTGGCGATGAGATTGTCCATAATGTCCTGACAGCTGTGGGTGCTGCACATGCGGACGATTTCCGCCACCCGGCTGCGCTCGGCAGCGACGGGGTCGGGTGTTGCAGGCGCAGGAGCCGCAGGGCTTGCTGCGGGTACGGGATGGGGGTCTGCGCTGCGGGTTTCAGGGGCTCCAGTCTCGGGAGCCGTAACAGGTGCGGGCATGTTTTCTCCTTCCCCGGCTGACCGGGCTTTTGCGTTTGGGTCTGCTCCGATGGCACATGTGGAGACCTCACGGATCTCCCAGGCTGTGACCAGGATACAGGGGCCGGTATAAGTCCGGCCGTCGATGGTATGGGTTTCGTTTTTTTTGAGGATCATTTCCTGGGCGCTGCGGAATCCGACAGAATAGTCCGTCAGATGACCCTCTTGCAGCAGCCTGAAGGCTGCATCGCCCCTGTCTGTGGATGCATAGGAGGCCCGGCCAACCACAGCCTGGCCGTCGATTTTGATCTCCCGGATGGAGCCGCAGACATCGCGGACGCTCCAGCGTTCGTGAGAATCCAGCAGGGGCACCTGTCCGGATGCGGGAGCGCGAAACCCCGACGGGATGAGGATTTCCGGCACGTATCCGCCGAGACCATAGTCCCAGCGGGTGACGGCATCCGTGTCCGTTGCGATGACCAGATCCACCGTGCGGGCATCCGCATCGAGGGATGCCGGGGCGCGTGTGGTTGCTGCCATGGCCCTGGTGAGTATTTTTTCTGCCATTCTGCCTCCTACCCTGCTGCCCCGAGGGCTGCGGGATTGGTTTTTTCGGTCTGACGCTTGCCCCCGGTGATGATTGCCAGGGCTGCGTCGCGGTCGATGCCGAGATACTGCTGGGCCATATCCGCAAAGTTCCCGATATCCTCCAGCACCTCTTCCACGTCTCTGCCTCGGGAAAGACAGGCTTCTTGTGGTGACTTAAGCAGGGCCGCAATGTCGTCCCTCTGGGCACGGTATTCACGGAGAGGATCAGCGGGCGGCATGACCGGGGGGAGCCACACCGCCTGCTGCCACGCCCGCTCGTCGCGGGTGTATTGGGGGATTTCCAGCGCCCCGCGATAGACAGACAGGGTCAGGAAATCCGCGTAAACAGGCTGGCACCAGTGCCGGATGAGGCGGGTCTGGTGGGGGGTGATCATACGGGCCAGATCCGTCCGGACACCCCGGTAGTTTGAGAAGCTGAGGCCGGAATAATTGCCCGTCAGCATCTCCACCGAGGTGTCCGTGGAAATGGCAATGGTGCGCAGGAGGAATTGCATGAAGGGGTCGAATGACGCCCCGGTGCCAGCAGGTTGGGCCCAGGAAATATCTTCCCCGTATCCCAAGTACTTAATCACGGCCGTTCCGTCGCCAAGATTTTCCACGCCTTTTCGGGCGGGGTCGTGGTTGACGTTGGCCGTCTGGTGGACGTGGGGGCGCTCGGTTTTGATGGCCCCCAGGTACTTTGACCCCATGCGCTCCCGATCCAGCGTAGATGTCATGAGATCCTGCACGTCATCCGCAAGATTGACTGCGGACGTAAAATCGGAGACCCCCAGCACCTGTCCGGGATACTGCTGATGGAACAGGTGGAGGACCTGGGAGGCAAGCATCCGCCGGGGGGAGCCGTAGCCCTCATCGGAAAAATGATAGGCTTCCACCGCGCCGGTAACGGGATGGATTTCCACCCCGCCCCGCATGAGATTTTTTCCGATGGGCTTGCCCTGATCCGTGAGCCGGGCCGCGTCGATCATGAGCAGACGGACGGGAGCCGGGCCGGATGTGTCCTGGATTTTGATGGCAAGGGCGTTGCCGGTCTCGATGCGGGTGCGCTCCGCCAGGGCCGTCAGCTCGAAAAAATGGAGACGGCCGGAGGCATCTGCATGGTCCATCCAGCGCAGCCATGCGTCCTCGATTTTGTCCGTGATTGCTTTGAGAGCCTTGCGATCCTGATAGATAATGGGCCGGGACTGGAGCCGGATGCCATCCCCGCAGGTAAGTTGCACCCGGACGCGGAGCGCACGGTCAAACAGCGGAAAATCCTGGCAGAGTTGGCGCACCTTGGCCGCGATGCGGGGCTGATGGGCAAGAATCTGGTCATTGATGTTCTGATCCATGGCCCGCCATGCGCCATGGTCGCCCTGAGCAGCGGCGTAACGCTGGGACTGACGCTGGATCATCTGTCGGTCACACATGCGCCGCAGCTGTGCGTTGGGCAAAAACACGCCGATGATGGCATCGAGGCCGGAGCCGATGAGGGGGAGGATATTCATCGTCTCGCCCTCCCTGCGACCTGTGTGATAAGGGGCGTGGTGCCTGCCTCCTGCTCCGCCATGGCTGTGACGTAATCCAGGGCGCGTCTAAAATCGTTGAAATCCCTGTATTCAAAGCGCAGTCCGTCGGCAGTGGCGTAGGATTTTATTTTCCATGATCCCGATGCCATGTCGTTCAGCATTTCGTTTTTTAAGTCTGCCCAGCTTGTAAACATGTGCTCCCCCCAAGGCAAAAAATCCGTCATTTTCTGCCTGAGGTTATAGCACGGGTTTTTTCAGCAGCTGGGGGTGTATGACTGGGTGAGGGCGTATGAGGAGCAGAGGGGAGCAGAGGGGAGCAAAAAAAGCTTGACAGGTTTTTTATGCGTTTTTTTGGGGCAGAAAAAGGACGCAAAAAACCCGGCTCGGGGCCGGGCTTTTCCCCCTCTCCTGCGGGAGAGGGGCCGGGGTGAGGGCGCTATTTTCTGACGTGGGTCAGAAGGGTAAACCATGCGGGGTAGGGCATGGGTTTGTGGCCCTGTTGGTCATCGGGCTGGATGTAGCGGCGGAAAGTGCGGGCATCAATTCCGATGATTTCCGCAGCCGCCCCGCCGGTAAGTCCTGCAAAATGCAGAACTCCCCGGAGGTGTTCTTGTATTGTGCGGCCTGCATAATCCCGCCGATCCATTGCCAGCCATTCATGGGCTGACGGGAGGGGGATGGACAGACATATTTTGACAATCTGCCTGTCGATGGCTTCCACCTCTTCATCCGGGCACTCGTTGCGCTGGAGGATGAGGGGCCGGATTTCGTCCGCTCCGGGAATATCCACGGTGGACGGTAGAGCTGCCATGATTTTTTCCGGGATGCCCAGCAGGCGGGCATCACGGATGGATGTGATGGTCTCGGGGGAAGATGTTGAAAGAAGACGCTTCAGCTCTCCAGGCTTCGGAACACAAGGGGCGCAGGAAAGATCCGGAATCCATGCCTCCGCTTCTTCAAGCCCAAGGGCCACAGCTTCCGCAGGTGTAACAGCAACGCCACGCCCATCAAGCTCCACAACAACCCATCCCCGTTTTTTTATCACAGCCGCTCGGGAAACGGAAAGGACAACCTCTTCCGGGAAGCGGTCTTTATTATCCCCAGACAAGGGCAGCGGGACGATAATGCCCCCGATGGTGGGGACAGCTGCAAAATTCGGGTCAATTTCTATCTTCGGGGGGGTGGGCGGAGTTTCTTTTTCTTGCCTTTCCCTTTTGAGCTTTTCCCTGTACGGCTCCATGAAAATGCACGGAACGCCCTTCTGCTCAGCGAGCACCATGGCCTTGCCTTTTGCCTCGGCTTCGGTGGAGGCTTTAAAGCCACACCTTGTCCCGTCCCCCATTACATACCCATATCCCGTCTTGTGGTAATATGCATATTTATATTCCGTGCTGTTCATTTTCCTTCTCCTTCGGAGGTGATGCCCAAGATTGGGCTTGTTTTTGCCCCTCCGGGGAGGGGCTTGTTTTTAATTTTTATAATCCAGCTCACCATCGCTATTTAAAAAGAGGGCCCCTTCTGCGTGGAGATATTCGATCATCTGGTCAGGCCCATCCTTTGCTGCTTCCATAACCGCCAGGAATTTTTCAGAAATTTCAACAACCTTGCAATCCAGCTCCTCGTCGTAGGGGTTATGTCCATGGCCTTTGACGTACCCCCGTGCTGACTGCCTTGCTGCACTTTCCGTATGCCCCACCCCGATAAGTGATGTAATGTGTCCCTGGCTGGTTTCATACTGAGAAATGGCTGCTTTCATGGGTCTTCTCCTTTTCAGAGGTTTTGCCCTGGAAGAAATTTCCGGGCTTGTTAAGAAATACAATAGGGCATTATGCCCTATTGGTCAAGCCTTTTTTTATTTATTCCACAAAAAAAAGACCCGCCGGAAACTCCAGCGGGCCGCATATATAATGATGGGGCCATAGACCTCCGGCAGGAAGCCCCGGCCTGAGCCGGGGCTATTTTTTAATCCTCTTGCCTGCGGACAGTTTTAACTCCATTTTCCCAGGAAACAAGCAGGTACTCGTCGTCCCAAGACCAGATGTCCTGGGTATCCGATGGCTCCTCGCCGCCGAAGGTGGGCAGCTGTGACATATCTATGGTTTCGAGTTCATCCGGAGATGCTGCATTTATGAGGGCCTCCAGCTCAAATACGCTGTCCGCATTTTCGATCTTCTCATAAAATTCCATAGCTTGCCTCCTCGTTTGTTGCCCAGGCCTTGGCCGGGGCTTTGTTGTTATTTACCACAATTTCCGCAGTGGCCCTTGTGAAGTCCCTTACTTACCTGGCAGTATTCCTGCCCTTCAGAGGTCTTGGGCCAGTTTCCCGCAAGCTTTTTTTCGCATTTGGTGCAGATGTTCAGGGTTTCGCCGGTGGGTGCCTGCCATGTGATGACTTTCTGATTTTTCATGATCCGTCTCCTTTTGAGGGTTTGCCCTGGAGTTATTTCCGGGCTTGTTAAGAAACACAATAGGGCATAATGCCCTATCTGTCAACAGTTTTTTACTTATCCAGCTTTTTAAAAAGCCCTTTGATAGTGTCCCCCCGTTTCCGCAGCAGGGCGCAGGCATCGGCCCAGACACCCACGGGGATGGGTCTTTCCCCGGCCATCCACTGGCGGATGCGACGGGAGTCGGACAGGCCAAGGGCACGGGTTAGGTCTGTCTGCCATCTGTCACCGTAAAGGGCCTGCCCGGTCATTTCCAGTTCCGCAGGGCCGTAGGTTCGGGCCACATCCATTGCGTGGGCATAGTGATAATACCCCAGCCAAAAATTAGACTGGATCTCTTCCGAGACCCCGCCCTCTGGGTCATGGATGGTGTCCAGCTTGTCCAGGAGGTCGGCAAGGGATTCTTCTTTGTCTTTTGTGTTGTCCGGATGCTTGGCTATCAGGGCAAGGCAGGATGCCGGACGGTGGATTTGGGCAAGGATGGCTTCCGGGATCTCTCCGGGGCCGGGCCAGATCAGGCGGCAGACGCTTCCGAGGGTGTACATTGTCTTTTCCATGGCTTTGTCCTTTATGTTTGGGCCGGTTTCCCGGCCCTTGTTTTTAGTAACCCATGATCTTTTTCATATTAGATCTATGGTCTGCATATTCTTTTTCGTTTGCCTTGGATCTTTTGTGGTTTGCACCTAATTCAGCCTGATACTTTTCAAAAACGGCCAGCGCATCAGGGTTTGTGGGGATAAGGGCTTTAACGCTTTTGCCGCCCATCCGGATTATTCCGCAGTTAAAAAACCCATCTTCAAGGCGGGGGTTGCTGCAAACTTCTTTTCCGAATCTAATTTCAATGCCAAGGGTTTTTTTGGTTCTGGTGGCCTTGGCAATCATGGCTTCTTCCCTGATGATTTCGATGGTTACTTCTCCGCCTCTTGCTGTTTTCCATGTGTGCTTTTCCATGTCCCGCCTCCTAAGGCTTGGTGTTTTTGAGCTTCCCTTGTGGCCGCTCTTGATTAAACTTGTACCTAATTTTAGGTACGGAGTCAATCCCTTTTTTCTGTTTTTTTTTAAAAAAAAGACCCGCCGGGGAATCCAGCGGGCCACATATATAATGTTAAACGGAGAGGACCGCCTTTTTTAAAAACAGAGGAGAGCCCGCCTTTCCCCCGGCCTCTCTGCGGGCCTGAATCCACCATATATGGTCATAGCCAGCCCTTCTCCCCGTTCATCTATATAGCGGAAAGGGCCAATAACCTGAGGAAGGTTCTCGACCTCATTTATCAACCACTCCAAAACATCCTGGTCGTCAACTCCCCAGCCTGGTCCGGCGGCAAGCCCTTCCGTGTGCCTTGCAAGTTTTTTGGCTTTTTCAAGCATGCGCATTCTTTTTTCATCCATCTTTCCCCTCCTTTTTTTATGCACCGGTTGTCAATCATCATCCACAGGAGGCGGCGGCGTCATTGGCAACTCCATCCAATGCGTTACGGCATTGTGCGGGCCGCCATGCCCCCTAAAAATAAGCAGACCCTCCTGCACATTGTCCGGCACCAGAATGGCCACCCCGCACCTGCCGAGGAAGTACACCAGCACGGGCACGTTGACGGGCGGCATGTGGTCATTGACGTGGATCCATTTTACATGGGCTCCCGTAGTCGTCCCGCTGACGCTGGGCCTTACCACCTCATAAATGAGCAGCAATCTCTGCTGGATGGAGGCAAGGTAATAAAACAGGATGAGGGCTGCGAGGGTCAAAGCACATATAAGGGCCGACTTTGGAGTCATGGGGGTATTTTCAAAAAACACCCATCTGGTTCCAAAAAACGCCATAACCCCCCAACACGCGCCCAGATATATTGACGAAGCTATTCGCATATCCGCCTCCAGTGCTGGTACAGGGTTGCCGCGTAGGCCTCCAGATCCTCGGAGGTCTGGTGGTATTGGCTCAGGTATCCGTAGATTTTTTCCAAAATGGCCCGCATTTTTGCTATGGCCTCCCGCTTTTCCGGCGGGGTGGATGCGCTCATGGTGGCCTCGATATCCACCGCCATGGGCAGTACCATGCAGACATATACGGCCGGAGAGTCCCGGTGCTGCCGCCAGAAGGCATCCAGGCTGTCGATGGCATCGGGTGCGCCGCCGTGGTCATCCGGGGAAAGTTTGCCGTAAAGCTTAAAAACCGCTTCGCAGGCGGAGCGAAGCTGCCGCTCGTACGCCATCGTTTTTGGGCGCTGGCCATGGGTCTGGCGGAGGTTGTTGCAAAATCCCCGTGCCATCCCGGCCACGGAAATGGCTTCCCGGTTGGCACGGGATGGGGCGGCTGTTTTGTAAAAATCCCTGGAATCCGGACGCATCCGGGCCGGGAGGGCCGATGCGGGGAGGGTGTGGATCTGGCCCGCAATGGGAAACGGGAGGGCCGTATTTTGATTTTTGATGGCCCGGAGATGTTGTTCCAGGGCTTCTGCTGCGCTCATGACTGCTCCCCCCTGATTTTTGCTGCTGCCATGCAGGCGTAGTGGGCCAGTTTGTAACAGTCCCGAAGGGCCTCGGCGTCGCCCCTGGCGTTGCGCCCCATGCGGTTGATGTATCGGGACATATTGTTTTTTATGTCATCGACGGAAAACCCGGATGCCTGATCATCGGGCATGTCCCCGTACTGTGGCACCGTGTATTTTTCGATGTGGTCGGCCACATCCACGGCAAAGTCCATCCACTCATTTTCCCGCTTGCTCATTCAGTCTCTCCCTCAATCTCGTTAGTTTTTCCGCCCTTTGGAAATCAATCTCATGGGCCGGGATGAGCATCCGCATCTGCTCCAGCATGATTTCCGCGTCTGCCAGTTCTGCCGCCATCTGATCCCTCGACTCTGAGGACTGCCCCTTCGACCAACGCCAGCGCAAAATTGCCGCTGCTGCCTCGGAGAGCTCTTCCGCAGCCTTGGCAATCTGAGCCTCATGCCCAAAAACCTCCCTCGCCTGTATGTAGGTGAGATGATCCGCCCGGATGTTCATGGCCCGCTGGATGAGGTATTCCGGAGTCCCCAGGATTACGTCAAACATGGTGCAGCGGGGGTGGGCCGACATAACCAGGAGATCCCGGTAATGGGTCAGGCCGTCCTGCCTGTCCCAGTAACTGAGGGCCACGTATCGCTTGCAAAAATGACGGAGCGGGCAGCGGTACCCCTGTGCTCCTGGCCCACAGCGCTCCTCGTGTGCCGGGTATCTCAGATCCGGGGCCGGGGAAGCGCCTCGATGCGGGGCCGCTCCAGTTCCTGGTACCGCGCCCGCTCCAGTGTCCGCTCCGCATTGTCCAGCGCCCTGCGGGTGCGATCCACATGGGCCTGCGCCTCCAATATTTCCTGATTTGTGGCCGCTTTCCGGAGATTCAGGAGCGCCATTTTCCATCGAGTCCGACAGATTTCCGTGAGGGATTGTGCTGCCAAGAGCCGATTCGCATTCATGAAGAACCTCCTTGAGGGTCTGGAGCCGGTCGTCCCACATATTGCGTTTCGGGCGGAATCCCTCAACCATGTGGGTGGCCTCGACGTGGGCCTTGAGTACGGGCATGAGCGGGTAAACCGAATGGATCAGATCCCGCAGAAGCTCCCGCATCTGATCCCGCTCCTCAATGTTGCGGCGGACATCCGCCAGTGCTGCTGTCAATGGACTCATGATGCCTCCCGGATCTGTTGTGCTCTCCAGTCATCGATGAGGGAGACCGATGACTCCCACCTTCCGTCTATTTTTTTTGCAGGGAAACCCCGCTCCTGCACCCAGCCGAGTATTGTGGCGGGGGAGCGGTGGACGTAGCGGGCGATGGCCTCCATCCCAACCAGAGGATCTGTCTGTTTTTTCCTGTCTGCCATGTTACCTCCTTACCATCGCCGCCGGGATTGGGCGGGCTGGGAACTCGTGGGTGGGGGTGCAGGATCGACCTCGACGGGCCGCTCCCAGTAGCGCATATCCAGGACATCCGTGGCCACAAGGGCATATACGGAGCAGTCGTGGCCGTGGTTTGCCGCTCCAGAGGGGCAGCTCCACTGGCCGTGGACATCCCGGTACTCATGACAGAGCATGGCCAGCCACTCGTCCGGGGTCTCTGCGTGGAAATGCCAGGCTCCGGGGTCTGCGGGGTCGATCTGCCAGAGCCGGGCCAGCTCATCTTTGTAGAAATTGACATTTGCCTGGAGGAGCTGCAGGCCTCCGGGGATGGGCTTGTTTGCCCTTTTCCCCGCAGATGCCGGGTAATGCTCGATGGCGGAAAACCGCCAGGGTCGCTGCTGTCTTGCCGACCCCTGAAACGGGACCACAAGGCCCCGGTGTTTGGCGCACCAGTCGTAAATCTCGGCGGTACGGTGGCCCATGGCGTCGATGACCGCCATGGCGATCATGTACTCGTTGCCGCCCGAGTCCCGGTATTTGTCCTGCCAAATGATCTGTTCCAGGGCCTCAAAGCTCTGGACAAATCCGGAGCGGATCTGCCAGGACTCCCGATCCACACCGTAGCCCCAGGCGCGGATCTCGTACCAAAAGCCGTCGTCCTGGGTATCGCATCCGGCTGTAAGCCCCGCAATGATGCCATTTCCGGGAACGATTCGAGCGGGGCGGGAATCCCGGAGCAGTGCCAGGGTTTCTACCCGGCGCTCGGAAAGGCCGGTGTAGGGTTCCGCTAAATGAGAGTTGAAACAATCCTGCATGGCGTTTGCCGACTTCATTCCCCGGAGCCATGCCGCTGCGGTTTTCCCGGAGGAAACGAACGGTGTTACCCATGCTGGCAAATGAAAGCCGATGCGCCGGGGCCTGCGGGTTTCAAGGGTTTTGGGGAGAGACAGGCCGGACTCCCGGCACCGCCAGCCACCCAGACGGACAGCATCCTGACGGGTAAGGGTGTCCCACCGGGCCTGACAGTGGGGGCACTCATACCATGTGAGCTTTTCGTCCCGCTCCAGGAGGGCCGGGTCTGCTGTTCTGCCGCCATCCCATTTGATGTTTTCAAAAGACATCTTGTGGGAGCGGGAGCATGTTGGGCATGTGGCGTGATAGTCAAAAACCACATCCGCCATGGCCATGCGCGTCTCGATGTTCCCGGCGGGGACGGTGGGGCTGGAAAATATCCACCATTTGTACCGATCCGGGAAAGTTGTCATACGCTTTTCGATCAGTTCCAGGCCTGCGGCTTCACCCTGTCTTGCTGTTGCCTGGTATCCGGGCTTGTCCACCTCATCGGATATGGCGTACCGGATGGGTTTGTTGGCAAGGCGGGCGGATGATGATGCCCAGGCCAGATAAATGGGCATGTGGGTGAGGTTCACCCGGGTGTTTGATTCATCATCGACCCGGCCCGTGCGGTACCTCTGCAACCGCGCCGAGGTCCTGAACATCGGCGCAAGCCTGTCCTTGGCTACCTCGGAGCAGGTGTTTTCGTCCGAGAACGTCATGAGGACGGGGCCGGGCTCCCGGTCTGCAAGATAACCCACATAGGTGAGCGCCGCCTCGGTGACTCCTGACTGGGGGCATTTCTGGCAGTAAATCTCACGCACGAAGGGGCTGGCGGATGCATCCATTATCCCAGCGAGGTAAGGCGTGAGACTGTTGCGCCATGGGCCGGGGTTGGCGGACATGGTGACGACCCGGTGTTTTTCGGCCCATTCCGACGGGGCCATGGGTTTTGGTTTCCGGAAAATCCGGCGCTCCGCTGCGGAAAATGAGACGGAGAGACGGAGTTTGTCCCTGGTGCTGCGGACAGCGTCCGGCATCCAGTGTGCTGCCCTGGCAGTGATGGGCTTTTTAGGCGTGGCCCGGAAAAGCTCAGTCTGTTTCATTTTCGGTATCCTCTTCCCGGTCTTCTCTTTCTTCTGCAGCCTCATCCGTGCCCGGCAGCACCATTACCTGATAGGTCTCCGTGGAGGCATATGTCCGGAGCAGATCGTCCAGGGTGTCGTTCAAAAATGCCGTCAGTTCTGGGGTTTTCTCTGCTTTGCCGGACACAAGTGCGATCATCCGAGCTGCCTGGGAGGCAAACATCCGCCGCAATCCGGATTCCAAAACGATGGCCCGGCCTGCAAGCTCCCGCTCAAAATCTGCCCTGTGGAGGTATTTCCCTCGCAGCTGATCAAGCTCAAAAGCGGATTTCTGGGCCTTGATTTCGAGGTTACGGATTTCGAGCTGCATTTTTTCAGCCCCCAAATCCGCAGCATCTCCGCTCTCTCTGCCAACCATAGCCAGGAGCCAGACCTTGGCATCCACCCCCAGGATGGACTTGTCCGACTGCACCCGGAGCAGGCCCTTTTTGGCATGTCCGTATGCGGTGGATTTTTCCAGCCTCCATCCATTAGCCTTTGCCCAGACGACAAGCTCCATGGTGTTCTTAAATTTTTCCGGAAAATCTGCCGCCATGTCATCTCCTTGACGCTCAGGCCCAACATCCAAAAACAAAAAATCGTCACAAATTGAGTCAAAAACCCAGCCTCACCCGCCTGATACCCGCCTCCCGGCCCATGCCCAAAAAGTCGGCCCTGACTGAAAGGCCAGTAAAATCAGGCTTTTTTCCAAATTCCAACACATTTTCAAAAATAAATGGACCCAACTTTCGGGATCCGCGCCCCCGTATGGGGCTCGGGCCGGGGGGAGGAACCGCCGCTAACATCGGGGCAGCGTCAGCGCCCCAGCAGCCAGCAGCCGCCGAAGGTCGGGCATGGCCAGCTCCACCAGGCGTAGAGCCTGGCCGTAAAACTCCCAGCGCTCCGGCTCATCCGGAGACACGCCGGGGCGGATGGACAGGTGCAGATCCTCAGCCTCATCCATCCAGAGGCGAACTCCATGGCGGTTACCCTTCAGGCGTCGGGACAGTTCCATGACAGTCGGGCATTCGCGCCAGTTTTGTCCCCCAGCCACGGGAGACGGTGAGGGCCAGATACCCTCAGGCTGTCCGATTAACCCGCCAGTGCGGGCATCTGGGCTCGGATCCGGTGTCGTGCCGGAAGAAGCCCCCTCCTTTGACGCAGGAAGAACACGAAGGCCCTGGGATCTCATATCCTCGCGGGCTGCCTGACCATCGTTGGCCGGGCTATAGGCAGGGGCCATTGCCCCGTACTTATCGAAAATGCAGGAGGGCTTCATGCTGTCCCGCCCTGTTTTATTGCTAAACCATTGATTTTTTTACATTGCTGAAAGGGTGTCCCATCCCTGTCCCATCCTTGTCCCACCCAAAAACGCGCTAAGTATTTGAGTTTTATAGGGTGGTCCGGGTGTCCCACCCTGTTTCCAACAAAGTCAGAATGTATATTACATATACACACACGCGTGCGCGCGCACATGCGCAATATGTTGTATTTAGGGTGGGACAGGCGGGACAGAAGGCCTAAATATTTGTTTTTGTTGGCTTGGTCTGTCCCAAATTTGCCCCCGTAGGGTGGGACAAGGGTGGGACAAGGATGGGACAGCGTGGGTTTTTGTCCCCCGGTTTTGCTCTGGGGGGCCATCCCTCTCGGGGGGTGCGGGGTTATCATGCTCCACCTCCCACATAAGAGATGCCATGGATGGCATACTCTCGGGCCTGGCCCACCCGGCGGCGGGTACTGCTCAGACTGCGGTGGGCAAGGAAAAGTTCCTTGAAAAAATTATCCTTACCCAAGGCGCTGTACCCGTTTGCATCACAGTATCCCTTATATCCTTTATAAAGGGTGTCTTTTGCAGTGAGCTTGTTTGCATCCAGCTCACAAGCATCCTGGAGGAAGGCCACCACAGGGTTATTCTGACGCCGGAACTCCATCAGGAGGTCTCTGGTTTCTTCGCAGTTGGTAAAATAGCCCTGCGCCCACAGACGATGAAGGCCAACAATCGCCCACTGGAAGATTTCCGACAGCTCCTCCATGAGTTTGGACTTCAGGTGCGGATCCAGATCCGGATCATCGTCGGCCCACTGTTTTTTGGCCTTGATGATCAGCCAGCGGCGGAAATGCCCGTCTGAGTTGTCCAGCACCCTGGGGAGCTGGTTTGAGGCAAAAACCAGCTTACAGAACGCCTCAAAGGTGAATGGATTTTCGTGCTTGAAGGCTGCGGATATGGGGTCTCCAGAGGTAATGGCCTTGAAAAACTGGCTCTCGATGGCCTTTTTGCCCACCTCTGTAGAGATATTCACGGCTTTTCCGTAAAGGGAAGACCTTAAAAACTGATCCTCCAATTCCGCCAGACCAACAGCCGAACAGTTAGCTATCCCCACCATCTGGCGCAGGATATACAGGATGGTGCTTTTGCCATCAGACCCGTCCCCCAGCAGCAATAGGCACTTACTCAGCAGGGGCGGAGCTGTACGATCCAGGCAGTACCCAAAAAACTCCTGCAGCTGCATGATGGCTTCGGGTGTCTGGATATTTTGCTCCAGCATCCTGAGCCACACGCTGCATGTTTTCCCGGCCCTCGGGTACCAGACCACGGGAATTTCCACGGAGGAGAATCGCTCCGGATCATGGGGCCGCAGCTCCAGCGTCCGGATATTCAGATCCCCGTTTTTGACCGACACCCAGTCCAGCTGATCATTCATGGCCCTGCCAAAGGGCATGGCAGACATGATCTTTGCCTGTTCCGCTGCGTCAGAAACGCGGGACATCTGGGACTCAGTGCCCAGCACCTCGATGGCGGTTTTTTTGATGACATCCAGCTCCACCGCATCCCACACCGACCCCGTCCAGCGATACACCAGCCCGGTCTTGTGGTCATAGTTGAGCCGGAACTTGTCCAGCAGGCGGTTTGCCAGCAGGCGGGGCCGGAAGGACAGCCGACCGTTTACCCCTGTCTCGAAAAAATCCGATGCCTCGCTCTCCAGTGGGGCTTCCGTCTGGTGAAAAACCGTGGCCGAAGCCATCAGCTCCTCCAGATCCTCAGCACTCCTCCGGTGCTTGACAAAAAAATCTGTCAGATCCTGACCGCCATTTTCCGGGTATCCGCCGTCCTCATGGCGGCCCATGTAGTCAGGCCACTCAATCACACGGACAGACCGGGCCACCCTGGCAATGGCAGGGGCTGAAAAATGCAGGGCTGCAACCTGACCCGCCTGATCCGCGTCAAATGCAATCACCACGTCCCGCCCCTCGAACAGGGCCAGATGCTCCTTGGCCCATTTCCGCATTTTGGAGGCGGTCATGGTAATGGCATTAAACCCGTGGGACAGAGCGCAGATGGTGTCCGGCTCTCCCTCGCAGAGGAGCACAGGCCCGTCTGACCCAGGACGCGCAGGGAAAGGCAGGGCCTCTCCGTTACCAGCGGCCCAGGAGATCATCTTATCGTGACCCCTGGTGCCATCCGGCGCAGGCCCAGGGCGGTACAACCTCAGGTTTCGGACAACGCCTCCCGCGTCTTTGACCGGGATGGCTACTCTGTCGGCCTTTGGCTTTTGGATGATCCTCCCGTCCTTGGCCTGAAAGCAGGTCTGGAGGCGGATCCCCAGATCCGTAACGGTCTGGGGAGTCCACCCGCGCATAGCGCAGATCCTGTCCATCCATGCCTGAGGCAGAGGAGGCAGGGTCTCATAGATGCCATCCAGAGACGGAGGCGCAGGTTTTTTTGGTTTTTTATGCCCTTCCCATGGGGCGGGGCTGTCACCGATTCCATGGGCATTGCAAAATTCCCGGAATGCGGCCTTATTGTCCTGATAGTTGTTGGCGTGGCCCCACAATTTTATGAGGTCACCCGATGCCCCGCAGGAGAGGCAATGGTAGGAGTCTTTTTCTGGATTGTAGGAAAAGGACGCGTTTTTTTCCCCATGAAACGGACACAGCCCCCGCAGCTCCTGCTCCGTGCTGCTGCGGGAATCCACCTGAAAACACCCCCTGGCAATGGTTGCCCGCTCCTGTGGGGACAAAAACTCGACCGATTTGCCCATGGCTATTTCCGCCCCGTGATGGTGTCCTCGAATAACCGGCGCAATTCAGCGACCTCGGTCTCCAGCTGGCCAATGGCCCGAGCGGCCCGCATTGTGGCCGCAGAATCACCAGAGCATATGCCCCTTCGGAGTATCCCCATTATCTCGCTGGCCTGGATCACAACGTCCTCCAGCTCAGTGCGGAGGTCGTTTGATCCCGGTACGGGCAGATGCTGCACCTGCACCAACCGCCAGCCGGGAGGCTCCAGTAATGTTTTGAGGGCAGGGTGCTGTGTGGCCGCAAATGCCCCACGGATAGCATGCACGGATACGGTACGGCTGGGGTTTGAGCAGTAGTCATACAGTGTCCGCTGGCCAATGCCGCCCAGTTTGGCAGCCTCGGGGATGAGGCTTTGCCCCTCTCGGCCCTGAATCAGTGCCTCGTACAAAATGTCGTTTACCTCTGACATTGCAAAATCCCCCTGCATTTTTGCCTCGGCGCACACATGCATCCGGTGCATTGTTTTGTCGGACAAACGAGGTGTTTATCCCCGTTTGTCATGCAACTCTTTGAAAAACTTGTCTTTTTTTGAAAAAACCCTATAAAAGCCCCATGAAGATCCAGAAATCATTCCGCATCGATAAAGACCTGTGGGCCGAACTGGAGCGAATCTCCGAGCTGGAGGATCGGAGCTGCTCCATGCAGATCGTCCATTTTATCCGTCAGGGGGTGGATGCCTGGAGGTCGGGCAGGAAAAACCTGACAAAGCCTCAGGAATCCGAACATCCTGTCCGGACTGGCGGGCCAGCAGATAAGGACAGATAGCGTCCCAGTTCTTTTCGATCATAGACCACGTGCCCATTCTTTTCGCCCACAGGAAGGCGCATGGGGGCAGAGAAAAGAGCCCGGCCAGCTTTTCCGCCAAATCCAGGGATGGAACCGTTACCCCATTCCTGGACCTGTTGATGGTCTGGATGGTGCTCCCCACGGCTGCGCTCACAATTTTATCCAGCGATCCTTTTTTCATGTTGCAATGGTATTATTACAATTATCACAAGTCAAGTAATTCTTTTATTGCGTATTGCGGATTATTTTTTTGACCTTGGTTTTATGACCTCACGGTGTAGGATAAGTGCATGAGCGAGAAAGCAACCATACACGACCTGATCGACCAAAGAATCCGAACGCTGGGGATAACCCCGAAGGTATTGGCCGCCCATATGGGAGTGACGGAGGCCTCTATTTCACGGTGGAGGCGCGGGGTAGCAGAGCCCCACCCTCAATACTGGCCAGAATTGTTCGCGGTCCTCAAGATCAGTCCGGACGAGGTTCTTCCTCCGGCCAGTGGTCGCTTTATCCCCAACGCCCTTATCCATCCTGTGAGGCTGCCCAGCGAAGAGAGCCAAAAGTCCGGCCTCCCCAGCCGGTCAACACAAACGGAGCAGTCTATGGTCGATATTTATGAGTCCCGATTGCAAGACATGCGGGATGCCCTGGACAGGGCAGAGCGCAGCAGGGACAGGGTTGAAAACCGCCTGGATGAGTTACAGGCGGATAATCGAGATCTGCGGAAACAAATTGTAGAAATGTCAGCAGAAAATTCTAAAAAAATAGAAGCCCTTACCTCGGAAAATCTGTCACTGACAAAAAAAATAGCAGAACTACAAATGGAAATCCTCACCCTCAAGACTGAATTGTCCCACCCGATCACTCCCGGTCGCGCGGCGGGGGAGTCATAGCG